ACATCGTTTTCTATGATTTTTTTTATTGTTCATCAGTCAACAATATTGATTTAGGAGGAAGCAATCTAAAAGAAGATGCAGATTCATATGTTGTTGCATCTGCAGATATTGGATATACAAGTGCTGTATATTGATTTGCAAATCCTTCACCTGCACCAGAACCATATGGCATTCTAGTAACTAAAAGATTTGTGGGAGATTGGGTGAGAATTTGACGAGCAGTGTGATATAAATAACGTTCTGCACTGTTTGTAGGAGTTCCAAATGTGTCTTCAAATTCACTAAGACTTCCTACATTTATAATTTCATCAGTTGGTCCTTGGCTTGCAAAGCCTGTAATAAAAGTATTTGTTGCTCCTGCTGGTCTTGCAACGATACTAAGATCAACTTCATTGATTTCTACGCCTGGAGATGCTATTGTTCTAGTTGCCATAATTTATACTACTATTTACCTTTCTTTTGTATCGATTTGATTAATATTTTTTTAATTCGAAATCTTTAATATATAGTATAATTATATTAGAAATGAATAAATTCGATAAAATTTTAAATCACAAGGTAGAAGAACTTCTTGAATACTCAACAAATCCTGCAATATCACAAGCTGTGAATGATATAAGAAAAGCTATAAAAAATAGTGGAATGAGCAATCCAAACTCTAAAGAATTGGCAGATGAACTTTTTGATACTACTAAAGAATCGGATAGTCCTTTAAAAAGTGCTTTTAATAAAATAAATCAAAATCCAGAGAACCCAAATTTATCTCAAATGGAATTACAAGCTTTTTTAAACATAGCAAAAAAAATAAATCCAGAGAAACCAGAAGAAACAGAAGAAGAAAAAAAATCTGAATACAAATCTACAACTAACACAACACAACAAACTCCAACATCACAACCAAATGCAAAACAATACAATCCTTTAAATCAGCAGTCTTCATAACATAAATATTAATCATGAGTAAGAAGTTACGCTCTAAAAAAAAGTCTTTGGTGACTAATAAACCAGAAACAAATCCTAAAGACAATTCACCCTATGTTTGGCAAAGAGATAAAATAGATTTTGAATTTAATATAAGAGAACTACCTTGGACAGAAAATCAAAAAAAACTAATAGAAACTATTTTAGATAAAACTAATAAATGTATATTCATAGAAGGACCTGCAGGGGTTTCTAAAACAAGCACTGCAGTATATGCAGGATTGCAATTATTAAAGCAAAAAAAAGTTTCAGATATCATATTTGTTAGAAGTGCAGTGGAAAGTGCAGATAGTAAAATAGGTTATTTGCCCGGTACTATTGATGAAAAATTCGAAGCTTATATGGCTCCTTTTGTAGAAAAAATGGAAGAATTTTTAGATGTAGGAACCGTTAAAAGATTACATGCAGAATCTAGAGTAAGTGCAATGCCTGTAAACTACATAAGAGGTTTGCACTGGCCAGCTAAATGTATAATTGTAGATGAATGTCAAAATATAACATTCAGAGAATTAATAACAACAATAACAAGATTGGGAGAGTTTTCTAAAATAATTCTATTGGGAGATCCTTATCAATCAGATTTACCCGCAAATAAATCTAAAGGTTTTGAAAAAATATTAAATATGTTTTCAGACGAAGATAGTAAAAAACATGGCATACAAACTTTTAAATTTACAAAAGAAGATATTGTAAGATCTGAATTTGTAAAGTTTATTGTATCTAAACTAGAAGAATACTCCGACAAAATTAAAAACGTAGACTAAATAGAGGTATGAATAACATGCCTTCATATAATACAGTAACCAACAAACCAATAAGTTGTACCTTTTGCGGGGCACAAGTAAATGGACAGGTTACACAAATACAAAATCAAAACACAAAACAAATAGAAAATATTTGTAAATGGATTTGTGCTAGATGTGGAAATCTTGTAAAAATGGGAAAAGTCAATTAAATGAATTTTAAAGAAACTTTAGAAGAATCTTTAGATGGTCTGTGGAATAACAGACAATATGGTGGCACAAACGAATTGCCTAGAAAAGATTATCAACCATATTCCTCAAGCTCTGGTTATAGCTATCCTTATCAACAAGGAGGAAATCCAATGTTCCCCCCAACAAACAGGGAACCTGATAGCATCCCCTCAATACCTTGGCCTTTAGAAACCGTAACAAGTGATTTGGCAGATGGGTTTGTATACATATTATCTGCTCTTAAAAAACTCGAAACTACCGTAAAACAAAATCCAACTTTAAGTGAAAAAAGAAAAAAACTGATTGGAAAATACATAAAAGCACTCAAAGCATCTTTGTATATAATTAAAAAAGTAGGCAAGGGTATAATAAACGTAGTAAATTTATCTAAAAATCCAAGCCCACAATATCCTCCAAATTCTTAAAAAAATTTCTTTACATTATCAGTAAAATAACTAATAATGTATTTATGAAACTTAAAAAAGAATTAATATTGTTTATAAAATCTACTACTACAGTAGTGGCAACTTCTTCTATAATTTCTGTAGCAGTTTGGATGTTATCCGGAAATTATATCGCAGCTTTTCTGCTTTCTCTAAGCATACAGTACATTTTGTTTAGTTTTATAGGAAATTTGGTAAACAATTACAACGCACAAATAACTAAACAAAAAGAATTAGATAAATTGGAACAATTGTCTTCGATACTTGAATGTGCATACTGTAAAACAAAAAACATTATAACATTTATTCCAGATGAAAACGAAAGAGTTGAATTTGTTTGTAGTAATTGCAATAAGAAAAATTTGGTTAACATAAACTTTACAGTTGCCAGAATAACAGAACCTATTACTATGGATTCTTTGAAAGAGAATATTAACACAAAATCCAATTAATTTATGAAAACTAAAGAAAAAAATACGCATACAAAAACCATTGAATGGTGGGATAAAACACATAATGAATCTGCAATGCTTTCTAGGTGGATTTGTTTATACGAAGCTGTAAATTTGATAGCAAACATTGCAGAAGAAAAAGGTGTAAATCCAGAAGAAATTGTTTACAAACCAAAAGCAATTCGAGATTATATATCTGCAACTGAAAATATTATTCTTAAAAAAATCTTAGAAGAAGATTACAAAATTGAAATTTGTTATTCTGAAGAACCTTCTAAAGAAAATTTTGAAACAAAATTTTATTAATAATTTCCGTAAACCGATGTATTATCACAAGGATTCTCGTTTTGATAATCAAAGTTATTCAAACCTGCTTCATTAGCACTATCATTATCATCCAAAGGAGTATTTCCTTGTCCTGAACCTGGGCTATTGGGTTCAAAACTATAATCATAGCGTTTAGCCTTGAAAAACCAAACATAGTGTCCAGCTATAGGATTTCCTTGAAATTCATCTATAATTTCGGTTATTTGATAAACATTAGGACCCCTTCTAGGATAGTTTAATCTATCGTTACCAAATTCCGAAAGTTTCATAAGATCTCCAGCCTTTGGTTCTGAAGATAGTCCATATAAAAATGTATAATGTTCTGGATGTATAACACCAGCCAAATCACTATCTGCCAATATTCCAAATTTTGAAAGTAAAAGAGAATCATTATTTAAATTTAAAAGAACTACAAGTTCCTTTGGACCGTTAAATCCCGCATCTGGTTCCTCTCCGTATAAAAAATTGGAAGCTGATAATGTTGTAGTATTGCTGTAATATGAAACTTCTTGTCCAAATATTTCTATTTGTTCTTTCCACCAACCATCAAAATTTAATCTTTCTTGTTGATTAAATTGTTTGTTTAAAAATCTTAATTTCTCCATTTTATTTTTTTAACCTTTCTAAATAAAATTTATTAGTTTCTGAATTGAATACTAAATTTATACCTGTTCTGTTTATAGCTTTTGTATAAGATTTTTCTTCATGTTTCATAGGGGCATATGTGGATATGATACGTTTAGCTACTAAATTACTGATTGGCCATCTACCTATTTTATTATTTTTAACAATGGCATCTATTGTAGGATCTTCTTTTCTACCTGCAGAACCATACATTTTAGCTACTTGATTTTGACTTTTTCTGTTTATAGATCGAATTGTATTTTGGTGATGCTTTTTGGTGTTTGGTGTAAACCTTTCCTTAGAAGCATTGAAAAAAGAAGAAAAATTTTCCATATTGATATACTTACTTAAATAAAAAAAATTCCGACACTAAAAGTATCGGAATTTTTTTATTTTATATTTACTTTATATTTTATTGATCGAACAGGCTTTTTCCTACTTTAACTCCGTTTGCGTTTTGTTTTGCTTTGCTTGTAAGCTCTTCTGGGTTTTGTGTAAAATGTTCTGGTTTTCCATCAACTTTTTTACCCTTTACAACTTCTGCTTTTTTCTTAGAAACGGGAACAGCACCTCTTACTTGTTGATTTGAATGTTTTGTAAGACCTTTTTCCAGTTTTTCTTGATCGACTAAAGCATGTCCTTCAACTTCAGCGTCTACGGCTTCTTGTTTTACTGGAGTTTCCATATCCATGTCTATATCAAAACTTTCATCTTCATCCTCATCTTCTGTAGAATCTTCACCTTCTTCAGATTCTTCTTCAGATTCTTCTTCAGAAGATAACATAGTTTCTAAAGCTTCTACGGCACTTTTAAGATGATCTAAAACTGATTCTAAACCTTCTTTTTCAGATTCTTCAGAACTTTCTTCTGTTGATTCATCTTCAGACATATCAAAATTCATGTCATCTCCGACAGAAGTTTCCATATCTCCCATTCCACCTTCCATATCGCCTTCAAAATCTAATGTAACATCATCAAACTTCTCTTCTGAAAGAATTTTGTTATAAAGAAGATCAAAAGGATTTCTTGATTCGCTTTTAACTGCTTTTGGAAGTGAATCTGTATCTTGTTCCGAATGTGGTCCTTTGACTGGTGCTTCCAAACCTTCAACTGCATCTGGTCCGGAATCTTTTGAAAGAGTTTTTGCTTTTTCAGCACCTTCAAGTTCTCCAGTATTATCTGCTGCAACGCTGGAGTTCTTCTTGGTATCTTCGTTTAATACTGATAGATATGATTTCATGAATGACATATGTTTATAAAAATATTTACCCTTGTTAAGTTACATTTCAATAAAAAAATTATTTTTTATTTCCTTTTACAGATTTAGATGTTATTTCTTTCTTATACTTTTTTGCACCTTTTTTAACATCTTTAACACATCTTTCCTTTTTATCTGAATTTTTAATTTTTCCACAAACAGCCCAAGGATTTACTTTTTTCTTTGATTCTGTTGTTAATTTTGTAGATTCTTCATAAGAAGATTCTAAATTAAGATTTTTTTTAATTTCTTCTACAAAAGAATCATAAAGATGTGATCCATATTCTTCTTTTAATATTTTAGCTACAGCTTTAGCAAAAACATCATAGTTGAGATTTTCATCTGTTTGAGCTATCACATTTAAAAAACCAGAAACTAATTTATTAAGTGTTTCTTCTGAAGGTTGTAAATCGTTCTCTGCAGGATCTCCATACATCGAATTATAAGCTTCGAAAAGATATTTTAAATCTTTATTATTCATGTATAGATACTTATACCAGAGAATGATTATTTAGCATAGAAAGTGCTTCAGATTTTAAATTTGAACATTTTATAAGTTCATAATCTTCAGAACCACCGACCCAAACTATATAAGAATCCTCAATTTTAAAAGAAGAGTTTCTTTCAAAAATCAGTTGATATAAATTTAACTGTAAACTATATTTCATATATTCACACTTTTCTATATTAGAAAATGGTTTTAAAAAAGTTTCTCCGTATATGTTATTTTTATTTATTTTTTTATTGGTTTTATAATCAAAAATTACAAGTTTTTTAGTTTTCTTATTATAAGATAAATTGTCTATAGTTCCGCATATTTTAGTTTGCTTGTCTCCTATAACAAATTCCGATTTCAAAAGAATGTGATCTTGCTTCCACCATTCATAGAAGTTTTTAAAATTTCTAATCAAAATTGCCATTTCTTTATAATAATCATCCAATAAGTCTTCAGAATAATTTTTATTGTTGGATTTTATAAAATTGATAAAAGATTTTTTATCAATAGAACAGAATCTTCTTTCTAAGAAATTTTCAACGTAAAGATGGAATTCTGATCCTTTATGGCAAGAATATTCTTTATTATATTCCCACTTTTCTAATATACTTTCTACAGTAACTCCTTCTTTAATTGCTACTTTTTTTGCAATTTTCTGAGATTCGAATGGTTTTTCGTATTTTGAAATTAACCCAGAAACGGAAATTATGGATTTTTCCCCATCTATTTCATATGAATGGTTTTTTTCAAAAAATTTTACATTTGAAAAAGATTCCGAAAGTTTTATAAAATCATCAAAATTCATGAACCAAATCCTATAATTCTTTTTTCAATATTTTTCTTTTCATAAAAATCTACTTTAGTCTGTAGATTGTATATATCTGCTAGAGACATTTCATCTTTAATTTCTTCCTCTATAATTTTCTTTGGATATTTTAAATGTTTTGCTAATTTTATAGATTCTTCTTTATTCAATAATCTAAATTCATAATCCATTTGAAGTCTCCCTTTTCTTTTAAGAGCATCGTCTATATCTTGTTTTGAACAATTATATGTTAAAATTATAGCAGTTTTGACTATATCACTCATTATACCATCTGAGAGGTTGAGAAGTGAAGAAACAGAAGAATTTGAAGAATCTGTGTTTTCTCTTTTCAAAATAACCTTTTCTGCATCCTCTAATATCAAAACTGAATTTGGTTTTCTCAATAAAGAAGAAATACTAGTAGGATCTGTTGTAAAATACTCTAACATATTAGTAGGAACATAAATAAAGTCCCTTTCTATAACATTTGCTAAGTATTTGATATAAGTTGTTTTACCCGTACCGGGCAATCCATGAAACATATACAATCCATTGGATTTTTCTCTTAGTCTTTTTAAAATTGTTTCATTTATATTTAAAAAATCTTTACCGTAATTTAAACCCAAATCCATATCATTAGAATATTCTAGTTTTATTGGCTCAAATTCATAATCACCATATTGATTTCTTATAAAAATATGAACTCTTCCCTTTGGTTTTTTAACTATAAAATTTTCAAAATCTTCTATTGGATATTTTTGAACACACATCGGAGCTATAAACGTCAAAGTAAATGTTTTATTTGAAAAATCGTAATCTTTAATTTCTTCATCATCTTCTATAAAACATCTAGGTGGACTAGAAAGACTGCTGTTCTGAAAAAGATCGTGTTCGTCTGGCTGATCTCTTAGTGATATTCTGATGTATGTATCTTTATAGTGAAACCAAAAAGTTCCACCTCTAATTCCGTTTTTCGAATCGGATAATTGTAAAGAAAGTTTTCCAACAGAAGTAAATGATAATAAAGAACCCTTTTCTTTTAAAAAATTGAAAATTTCTCCAGAAAATTCATCATCACAATAAAAAAATCCAGGACAATAACCGTATTTTTTCTCTATATATCTTCTTATTGGAAACTCATTATCATTTGTATAACCATAAAAATAATCATTTTTATCTTGTAGTTTAATTGATTTTACTCTATCGTAAGGAATTGAGAACATAACAATATTGTATATAAAACTTTGTTATTTTCAAGTTTTAATTTAAAGATAATTATTATATTAAAGTTATGGAAAAATTTTCTAAAAAAGATTTATTGCTTATATATAAAAAATGTTTAAATTTAGTCAAAAGAAAACCTCCTGAATTTTTCTTATTTAAAAAAATGAGGTGCTATCAAGGATCTTGTGACTACACTTCCGAAACTTTAGAATTTGATCATAGAAAAGAATTCATAAGAACAGCATATCATGAATGTGTTCATTATCTATATCCAGATTGGAGTGAAACAAAAGTATTGTATGTGGAATCAAGACTGATAAACAGCATTTCAATTTTAGATACTGCAAACTTTTTAAAATACATATCTTTAAAATTGTATAAATCAGAATTACAAAAAACTATTTCCAAAAAAAGAAAAAAAAAGACTTACAAAAAAGAAAAAAAATGATATATTGATTAATAGAACTTTTTAATTAAATACATAAAATATATGGAAAAAATAATAACAGATAGCTTCATTAAAAAATACTCAAACAAAAAAACAAATTGGGGATTTAACGGTTTAGGATACATTGTTTATAAAAGAACATATGCTCGTATAAAAGATGACGGTCAAAAAGAAGAGTGGCACGAAACCATTCAACGTTGTATTAACGGAGCACAAAAATTAGGAGCAGATTATACGCAAGAAGAAGCTGAAAGACTTTTTGATCACATTTTTAATCTTCGCTGTAATTATGCAGGAAGAATGCTTTGGCAGTTAGGAACAAGCACGGTTGATCGTTTTGGTGCAAATTCTTTGCTCAATTGTTGGAACGTTTCTATGAATGAACCAAAAGCATTTTTATTTTTGTTTGAAAATCTAATGCTAGGCGGTGGTGTTGGTTTCTCTATTCGTAGGGAAGATATTCACGAACTTCCTAAAATTAAAAAAGGAGTAACTGTTACACACGAATCTACTAAAGATGCAAAATTTATTGTTCCGGATAGTCGTGAAGGTTGGATTGAATTGTTAGATCGTGTTCTTCATGCATTTTATGTTACGGGAAAATCTTTCAATTATTCTACAATTTTGATTCGTGGTGCAGGAGAAAAAATCAGTGGTTTTGGTGGTCAAGCAAGTGGTGCTGGAATATTGATTGACGGCATCGATAAAATTGTGAAAATATTTCAAAATCGTGAAGGTAAAAAACTTCGTTCGATTGATGTTTTAGATATTTGTAACATTATTGGAAGCATTGTAGTTTCTGGTAATGTAAGAAGATCTGCCCAGATTGCCATTGGAGATCCAGACGATTATCTTTATCTTAGAGCTAAAAATTGGTCATTGGGCAACATTCCAAACTGGAGAGCAATGTCTAATAATACAATTTATGCAGATGATTTTACACATATATCTAATGAAATTTGGCAAAATGGTTATACCATAGACAAAGAAACTGGTTTTGCAAAAGGCGAACCTTATGGCTTCTTTAATCTTCCACTTTCACAAAAATATGGAAGAATTAAAGACGGTTTAATGAAAGATTCTAGTCTTTATCCTACCGATGAAGATAATGTAGTTGGAACCAATCCTTGCGGAGAAATTAGTCTTGCATCATATGAATGTTGCAATCTTTCAGAGCTTTATTTAAATAATATTTCAAGTAAAGAAGAATTAATCGATTGTGCAAAACTACTTTATAAAACACAAAAAGCAATTGCTGCACTTCCATTCATTCATGATGAAACAAATAAAATTGTTCATAAAAATATGCGTCTTGGTTTAGGTGTAACGGGAGTTTGTCAATCTTTGGATAAAGTAGATTGGCTTGATGATTGTTATAAAGAACTTCGCAAATTCGATAAAGAATGGAGTAAACAAAAAGGATGGCCTCGTAGTATCAAACTTACAACAATCAAACCCAGCGGAACTTTAAGTCTTCTAGGGGGAGCAACGCCAGGAATTCACCCTGCATATTCAAAATACTACATTCGTCGTGTTCGTATGGCGAGTAATGATCCATTAGTTCAATATTGTAGAGACATGGGCTATCATACGGAATATGTTATCAACTTTGATGGTTCTGAAAATTATGATACAGTTGTAATTGAATTTCCTTGTGAAACTCCGGATGGTGCAATTTTTGCAGATGATATGGGAGTCATTAAACAACTTGAAACAGTTAAAAAGCTTCAAACTATTTGGTCTGATAATGCAGTAAGTGTAACTGCATATTATTCAGAAGAAGAACTTCCAGAATTAAAAAAATGGTTAGAAGAAAACTATGCTAATTCAATTAAATCTGTCAGCTTTTTGCTAAGACAAAACCATGGATTTAAACAAGCACCATATGAAGAAATTAACAAAGAGAATTACGAAAAAATTAAGTTAAAAGTTAAACCCATTAAAACAATGGAAAATTTAAATATAGGCAATGATGCAATCCAAGGTTTAGAGTGTGAAGGTGGAGCATGTCCCATCAAGTAACATGAAAATATTAATTCTCGGAAAAGGTTATATTGGAAATTATTTGGCAAAGGCCAATGAAAAACATAAAATTTTTCATATTAGTAAATCTGATTTTGATTATTCTAATTATGAAAATTTTATAAAATTTTTACAAAAAGAGTCATATTATCCTAAAAGTCAATTTGATTGGATTATAAATTGTTCAGGCTACACAGGCAAACCTAATGTTGAAGGTTGTGAAACTGACAAAGAAAATTGTTATCACTATAATGTAACAGTTCCTTTATATCTAACAAAAGTTGCAAATTATTTTAAAATTCCAATTATTCATATTGGATCTGGATGTATATATGATGGTTATCCAAAAAATGGATTTACCGAAAATGATCTTCCAGATTTTGGAGCAGATTCTCCTCGCAGTTCCTTTTATTCAAAAACTAAAGATACATTTGAAAAATTAAGTGCTCATTTGGATAGATATATTTTTAGAATTCGTATTCCATTTAATGGTGTTGTTGAATCTAAAAACTATCTTTGGAAGTTATTAAAATATGATAACTTAATAAGTCAACAAAATTCTATTACCAATGTTGATGATCTTGTAAATTTTGTTTACAAATTTATTGAAGAACAAAGACCTTTGGGTGTTT